TGGAATCGGATCGTCATCCTGAAAAACAACACCAGCTTTGCCGCACTAACTGCTCAAAACTGGACTGGCAATAGCATTGTTGGTGAGGGACTGCCTGCAGGAACTGAAATCCAAGGCGTCTTCACCGCTTTTACCCTTAACTCAGGCGGTGCTGTAATCGCTTACAAGATCTAGCCATGGCAAAATCACACGGCGGCGCCAGTCAAGTTGATTACGCGGTAGGCGCTGAAGTCATCAATGACACGGCTGTTCATACTGGAAAGTTTCATCACATCGACTTTTACGAAAACAGCACGATAACAGCGATCGTTTCAACTAACATCATTGACAATAGCTTCGCTGGTGCTTCAGTAGATCAGGGGGCACATTTGACTGGTTACTTCACCAGCATCCAACTACAAAACGGCGCCTGCATCGCTTACAAGATCTGATGGCACTCGCAAACTCGCTACGTAAGACAGCAGCCAAGGTGATTGCTAAGTTTGGCGGGGAAGTAACTTTCCGCAGAACGACAACAGGTGCTTACAACGCAACTACAGGAACTGCGAGTGTCACTGTGTCTACAACTACTGTCCGTGGTGTACTGGAAGACGTGAATGACCGTGAGGCGAATGAACTTATTAAAGTCAATGACAAAAAGCTGACTATTGCCGCAGCAGATCTTTCCTTTGTACCATCGGTTTCTGATCAAGTAAGCATTGGCGGTCAAGTCATGCAAGTGATTCAGATAAAAAAAATCGAGCAGGACAATATCGCCATTGTGTTTGAAATTTACATAAATAGCTAAATGAAACGCGAAATCACGCTGGGACAGATCGGTGATTATGCCGAAGATCAGTTTAATAAGCTGATCAAAGCCGCAGTCCTTGTAGGGGATAAAGCATTAAAACAAAACAGTCCTGTGCTTACAGGTCGTTTTCGCGCAAGCTGGGCTATTGGTCAAAATGCGGCCCCATATGAAGGTTATCCTGAAGTTACAAAAGCATCAGTTATTACAGAACCTCCACCACAAGCAGTTAATTACCAACTTGGTCAAGAGAAAGTTGGCAATGTTTATAGCTTGCACAACAATTTGATTTACGCCGAAGCGATTGCCTATGGCACTAATTTACCACCATCATGGAATGGCGAGTATAAGGTCAAGAAAAAATGGGGCTTAGATCCTGGTTGGGTTGATCTTATTGCCAAGGATCTTGGGGTCTATATTAAGCTTGAGGCAGATCGGATCGGAAAAACATCATGAGTCTTAATACACTTCGAGCCACAATCGAAAACCGCATTGAGAATGAGTTTGCCAACGCACCGGCTTTGCAGGTCGCTTATCAAAATGTTCCTTTTACACCGCCTAACAATTCAAGTTGGGTGCAGACAAGCATTGCATGGGGGCAAGGAAGTTATTTGACGATTTTGACAAATTCTGATCGCGGCACGGGTGAAGGCTTTAATCAAAGAACAGGCGTGCTGCTGTTTAACATCTTTACTCCAAAGGCCGAAGGCACAGGGGCAATGTTAGTGATTGCTCAACGTTGCATTGATCTGTTTTCACGCCTTCAAGTCTCAAATATCAAATTTGATGCCGCAAATGGCCCGCGTACTGTCGAGGCATCCTTGAATGAAACCGGCATTAGTGCTGGCAGTAGTCTTGCGGCATCTTTCAATCAAGCACAAATCACAATAACTTTTGAGGCTTACGAGCAAAGCTAGAATCGTATAGCCACTTACCGTTCACAACATGGCTACCGTTCTGTCCGGTACGTCCGGCGCTCTTTACTACTCTCCCGCTGGCACCACTGCCACCTTTGGTGAGTCGTCCGTTGACACCACTGACGACGAAATCACCGTTGCTTCTTACCTTGGTTTCAAGGTTGGCGACCCTGTTAAGTTCAGCGTCGTTAACACTGAAACAGGAGCAGTAGGTACTGGCACCCTGCCTGCCGGTATCACCGCCGGAACTGTGTACTACGTAATTGCATACACAGCCAGCACTGGCGTCCTTCAGGTTTCTGCAACGCTTGGAGGTTCTACCATCGCCATTACCGATGATGGAACCGCTGTTTCTCCTAACGCATTCCAAGTAGCCTATGCAGCTCCTGCTGTTGTTGGCTCCGTGCGTGAGTGGAGCTTTGAAATTACTCGATCTGAAATCGATGTAACCACCATCGGTCAAGAGATCGGGCAGTTTGCTCCTTTCCGTAGCTACATCACCGGCTTTGCTGATGGCTCTGGCTCTGCCACTGTCTACACCACCGACGATGATTCCAGCTTGTCCAACCGCTTGATCCAAGACGTTATTCAACGTTCACAAGCAGGCGCAACCGTCAAGCTTTATATCGACCGTGTTGTTAGCGGTGGTACCGTCAACGACACCACAAGCCGTTCTATTACTGTGCCGATCATCTTGACGTCTGCCAGCCTCACCGTTAACCCGGATGACGGTCAAAGCGTTGAGATCGCCTTCCGTCCTAGTGCAGCTCCGACATTTGACCTGTCGCAGTCCTGATCAACAGACTAAGATTTGCCCCCGGCTTGCGCTGGGGGCTTTTTTGTGTCTAAAGTAATAACAAATCTCTGATTTTTTCATGGCTGGTTCAACGGGCAACAGTGCATTAGATCGCCTTCGCAAGGCGGCTAATCTGCAGCCTGCCAAAAAAGAGGTAGAGCTTAGTGACGGTTCTGTTTTTGAGATGTGGGTTGCTCCACTGACGATGGCAGAACGCGAACGTGCTCAAAAGCAAGCCAAGTCGGATGATGCGACGGCTTTTGCCTTGCAACTGCTGATCAATAAAGCTTGCGATGAAAGCGGGACGAAACTTTTTAAGCCTGGTGAAATCGATGTTCTGAAGAACGAGGTCAAGGACAAGGATCTTCAGTCTTTGATGCTGGCAATTTTGACCGACGATTCGGAGGAGCTAGACACTAAAAGCGCTTGAGGATCAACTCAAGAAAGACAATTACATTCGTATTCAGTTTTTTGTAGCTGAAAAACTTGGTTACACGCTGGCTGAGCTTCGGAACCGAATGACGAATACCGAGCTAATGGGCTGGTACGTTTACTTCAAGATTCAAGCAGACGAGGAACAAGCTGCTTACGATAAAGCAAAACGCCGCCGATAGTAGGCGGCTTTTTTATGGGTAGACTTTGTTTAGCTTGGAGCAGCTGCCGTGTCTGTTGTCGCTAATGTTGCCATCAATGTTGATGCAGCCAACGCGATTCAACAGCTAAATCGTCTGCGTGATGCTGCAAAAGCATTAAAAAACCTTTCCATTGACATTGATGCAAGTAAGCCGATTAGTCAGTTAGGAGCAGTTAAGGGAGCAGCTGATAGAACGGCAACGAGTTTTGACAATATAAAGGCACGGGCAAAAGGGGTTCAATCAGCTATAGAAGCATCACAAGGAGGATTTGCCAAAGCGTCAACCGTACAAGCTGTTTTTTCAGCAAGAGTATTAAATACTGAGCAGGCTATTCTCGCGCAAATTGCAGCATTAAGGCAAGTTCAATCGCAGGTAATACTGGGCGGAGCTTTGTATCAAAAGGCTGGTGAGCAAATCAATATGTATAAAGAAAAGCTTGATGCCGCAAAGAAAGCGCTTAATGATGAAGATATAGGTCAATCAAGAGGAAGATTTGAAGGGCTTGGTGCTGCAGTTGCTGCCCTGGCGGCAAAACTTGCACTTGTTGCTACGGCTGCAAAAGTTTTTAAGGCCAGTATTACTGCAGCCTTTGAAGGAGCTGCATCTGAAAACCGATTGAAGAATGTCACGGGCAGTTTTGAGGAATATCAAGCAGCATTGGCAGCATCTGCACAATCAGCACAAAAATTTGGTTTAACAACGACAGAAACTAATGTCGCACTGGCAGATTTATTTGGACGACTTAAAGGTGTAGGATTTGGCCTTAAAGAATCAGTGCAAATTTATGAGGGTTTTAATGTAATTGCTAGACAATCTGGACTAGATGCGGCAGAAGCAAGTGGCGCATTTTTCCAACTTAGTCAAGCACTCGGTAAAGGAAAATTGAATGGCGATGAATTTGTTACTATCGCAGAACGATTGCCGCAGTTACTTGATGCTGTTGCAGCAACAACAGGCCGGAGTCGTTCTGAATTAACAAACTTAGCAGCAGAAGGATTTATTACTAGCCAAGTTTTGTTTGAAGCCTTAAGTGGCGCGGCTGATGGAGCCGGGAACTTGAATGCAAAGTTGACTGATCAGCAAATAGCGGCAAATAACTTGAAAAGAGCGACAAATGAATTGTTAACAAGCATCGGTAAAATTTTTACACCTGCTGTAACTGCTGCTACAGAGCAATTCAGTTTGGCGCTTGTAGGAATCAAAGATTCACTGCCGACAATTCAAGCAGCTTTTGGCAGACTAACTGGATTTTTAGTTGCTATTGGTCAAGCAGCTTTGCCCGCAATTAACTCTGGATTTGAATTTTTAAAAGGCAATATCAAAGGCATTATTCAAATAGCTGCATTTTTTGGAACTTTTGTCGGCATTCTAAAGGGTATTGTTCTTGCTACTCAAGCATGGACAGCGGCATCTGTTGCACTTGCAAATGGACAAAAAATCGCTGCCGTAGCTTCTGCGGCATTACAGGCAATTCTTAATCCTGCGTCGATTGCAAAAAGTATAGTAGCCATTGCAGGAGCGGCAGCCGTTTCATTTGCACTTGGCCAAGCACTTGATGCCGCCACGCAAGATGCCGTCAAATTCAAAGATGGCAGTGTAGAGCTAAATGGGCCGATTGATGAAATTCTGAAAAAGTATTCTTCTTTGCCGCCTGTAATTGAAACTGCAAAACAAAAACAGGAGCGACTAAAAGAAGAGGCAAAAGATCTAAAACAAGAAGTTGCTCAAGTCAAAGCTGAATACGACAAATTGATCAATGCACAATCAGTTGAAATAAACGCGCTAGAAAACAGTCTCACTGTAATACAGGCGAGAGAAAAAGCTGAACAAGATATAAACAATGCGGTAAAAAGTCAACTTGAAGCACAGCTTCAGCAAACAGATAATCAATCCAAACGGCAACAGTTAGCGAAAAAGATTTTCGAAATTGAGGTAGCAAATGCACAGTCAAATTTGCGGCTAACAAAAGAGCAAATTAACAATGATCTGATAAAAGCTCAGGCCGCAGTTCGGACGCAGTTCCTGAAAGCACAAGAGTTAAAAGTTGAATTGGCCTTGACTCGTGCAAGAGGACAAAACACTTTTGAGATTGAACGAGCTATAAGTGCGCAAAAATCTACATTAAAAATTGCCATACAAAATCTTGATGCTACAAAGGAAACTGCCAAAGCACAATTAAGAGGCGCTGAAGCAACTTTCAAGGCAGTAGTTAATGCGGCACAACTCAAGGCAAATCTTGAAGGAGGAGCATCTGCTGCTAATTCACTGGCGAACTCTGCAGAACGTATTGCTGACGCGACTGCAGAATCTGCTGCAGCGAGCAGCCAAGGTGGAGCCTTTCCATTTTTAGGCGGTGCAGGTAGAATACAGAATCCAATTTTGCGTGCCGCTGCTATCTCTGTAGCTGAAGAGGCACGTGCAAATAAGATAGACAGCTTTGCAGGTGGAGCGGCGGCGGCATTTGCAGTAGAAGACTTCACACGACAAGCACGCTTGCTGCAAAAAGGCGAAGAACTTTTGAGAGCTTATCAGCAGCTCATCGAGCAGGGGCTAACAGCTGAAGCACAAGCCGGTATAGCTTCACTGAGTGATTTTGAAAGAGAAGCCTTCCGAGCTGCCAAGGCTTTAGAAGATCAGCGGCAAAGAGCCGAGCAGCTTAACAGCACACTAGGTGCGCTTACCGGCAGCGCT